ATGCCGGAGCTCGCCCCCGATGACATACCACTGGACGCCCCGGAACTCATCCCCGATGACGCTCCCGACGAGCTCATTCCGGAGGAACTCCCACCGCCGGAGCTGCTCATGCTGGACGTCATGCTCGAACCCGAAGAGCTCGACGACATGGAACTCGGCGTGTCGCTCGTTGGCGTGCTTCCCGAACCGCTCGATGACATCGGCCCGCTGCTCGATGGTGTCTGCGTGGTGCCCGGAGTGTTGCTGGTGAAAGCATCGGTGGTGTAGAACGTCAACGTCGGCGTGCCACCCGGACCGGTCGTGTAAATCACGTCGCCGGTTGTCGAGTAACTCGGCGGCATGCTCGGCGTGCTGGTGGGCGTTGAGTACGTGCTGTACGAAGAGTCGGGCGACTCCGACGGCGTCGAGTAGTTGCTCGATCCGCCGCCTTGCGGAGCCCGGCCCGTGGCCCAGACCGGGATATAGAGGTAGTAGCGGGTGGGGCCGTCGCTCATCGTGCGGCCTCCTGGGGTTTCGGGTTGGGCTCGTACCAGCCCTGCGTGTTCACGGGCTTGCCGCACTCGGCCGATGCGGCCGCGACGGCGTCGGCGAACTCCATGCGCTCGAAGACCTGCAGCTCGCTGCCGGGTGAGCAGTTCACGACGCGGAAGCGGTGCCTCTCAAAGTGCGGCTTGAGTGCCTCGAACCGACGGGCCAGCGAGTCATAGAGCACGTTGTTGTGCCGGATCGCGTTGGCGGCCCGGTTCTCGGCAAAGGCGTATTTGCGGTCCTCGGCCATCTTGAAGTCGCAGCCCAGCAGGTACACCGTGCCGAAGCCGAGGTAGTGCAAGAGGCGGAGTGCGACGAGCATGACCGAGCGCTTGCCGGTGATGCCCAGGGAGTCGGGGTTCTTGGCGTCGTTGCCCCACGGGACGCTGTCTCCGGTCAGGAACCGCTCATGGTCGAAGTGATCCGCACGGCGGAAGAACATGACGCTGGGCATCTGGCGGACCCTGAACGCGCTGTTGCGCATCACGCCGTCAGCGCCCTGAATACGGAGCCGCTTGTCCCACATGCACGTGGGCACGAACTTCAGAATGCCCGGGTCCTTCCAGCCGGTATCGATGAAGCGGCCGGGATCGTCAACGCAGGTCCACAGCGTCGGGCGATGCACCGCCCAGGCGTTGTTCACGGCCATCGTGACGATGCCGCGCTTGTTGAGCGCGGCGAGGTCGATCTGTGTGAGCGATGGCCCCGAGAGGATCAGGAATGCCGAACGCCCGCGATAGAACCCACCGAGCGACACGGAGTCGAAGTCGGCGGTGTAGAGGCGCAGGCCATCACGCGCGGGCTTGCGTGCCTTCAGACCGGCCTGGAGCGCCGCGATGTCAGACTGGTTCTCACGCACCTCAGCACCCCCCATCACTTCCACCCTTGAAACGCCCGACGACGAACCGCCGCTCCGCCCGCGGGTTGATCACTGTGGCGACACGCCTGATGCGGTCGAGCCACCAGTCCAGCGGGCGCACCGTCGGGTGCAGCCCTTCACCAGCGACGGTGGTCTTGCTGGGCCGGGTGCAGATCGAGAAGACGAAGTGCCCGCTTGGCTTGGCGACACGGCGCATCTCTGCGAGCACCGCGTCCACGTCCTCGGGAAGCAGATGCTCGAGGGCGTCGAAACTCGTAACGACATCCGCGACACCCGCGTGCAGCGAGGTCTTGTGCATCGGGCGGATGAGGTCGGCATCAGGGAATGCAAAGTCCACACCCAGGCCGTCGATCCCCAGCCGGCGCAGATCACGCACGAGGTCGTTGCGGCCGCATCCGAAGTCCACGACGAATCTCGGCTTGAGCTTCTGGATGATCGGAACAGCGAGCTTGCCGTGGTTGGTCGAGCCGTACGTCGAGCCGGGCTTGGTCGCGAGCGCCACGTATTTGGCCCGCTCCTTCTCGCGGCGTGTGTCGAGTGTGGTCGGGGACGGGGGGGTGGTCATTCGGCACCTCCGATGTAGAGGTTGAACTTGCGGTCCTCGTCGGCGGGGTCGGCGATTTCGATCAGGCTCATGGCCTCGAAGACCCACACCGGCTTGCCCTTGCTGTTGCGCTCGCAGGTGAGTTGCACGCACACCCCTTCGGGGATGGGCACGAGCTTGGGTTTGAGCGACCGTGCGGGCGGGCACTTGGGGAGTACGCCGGGCAACTCACACACCGGGCCGAGCCCGAGCAGACCGCCGAACCCGGAGCCGGGCTCGGAGTCGTTCATGTGGTGGGCCTCGAACCGGTTGAGCGCCAGCCGCGTGGGGTCTTCACCGCCGCTTGCGAGCTGGGACGACAGGCCACCCTCGATGGCCACATACCGGAGATAGGTCTCGCTGCCGGGGTTGCCGTCGATCTGGGCTTCCACCCACGGATAGCGCCAGCGGTTGCGCTCGGTGGGGATCGCCTGAGCCGCGCCGAGGATCGCCGTCACGCGCCCGGGCGACGGGCGGCCGAGTTCGAGCACTGCCCACTTCTCGCCGGTGCCATCTTCTTTCCAGAGGATCGGGATGCCACCCATGGGCGTGCTGGCCAAGACCGTCTCGTCGGCCGCGAGCTCGCAGGTGGTGTCCGTCTCGTTGGTGATGAAGACCCGCGCCACCGTCACACCCGTGAGCACGCAGCGCCCGAGCTTGTTGGGCTTGATGGGCTGGAGTGCGACGACGAACGCTGGACCGGCGGTCTCCTCCGTGGCGATGTCGCCCGTCAGCGGGGTGCGGCTCTGGAACGTCCGCTCCTGGTCATCCTCGCCGGGCTCGACGAGCACGCCGGTGATCGCCAGCGCGTGGTACGGCTCGATCTCTTCGCCGGAGTCGTTGCGCACCAGCACGATGCCACGCTGGACCGACTCCACGAGCGGGCCTGCGACGGCCTCGCCATGCCCTTGACGCCGGCGGAGATCGACCGCCGCATCGACGAACGCGTTGTACGCGCCCGCGGGGAGGCGGAGTGGATCACCGGATCGGACTTTGCGAAGTTCGTCAGGCATGGTTGAAGGGACTCAGATCCCCAGTGCTCCAAAGTTGGCGTCGTCGTACACGCGCTCGACATATGCGGCGATGGGCTTCTTGATGATCGCGCCGGACCCGGTGTCCTCCGCGTCGGCGTAGCGGACCCACAGGTACTCCCACCCCTTCTTGCTGATGCCGGTGATGGAGCCAACCGAGAGACCGGTCTGGTTGGGGCTGGCCGCGAACCGGAAGGTGATCTCCCAGTCGTCGTCGGGCCCATCCCCGCGCTTCGAGCCGGTCGCGCCCAGGAACAGCACCTCGCCGGGTGCAAAGCCCTTGAACCCGCCAGCATTGGTCTTTCCCGTGCAACTGAAGATCGCGCCCTTGTACGCCCCGGTCACTTGCGCATCGCTGAAGTAGTGCGTCTCAGAGAACTGGTACACGGGCACGGTGATGTCCACGCCGTCAACGCCGTCGGCGGTCACGCCGATCGCGCCGCCGAAGTCCGGTGCGGTCGATCCGGACGCCGCCCGCGCCTGCACCGTGTCCTTGCTCTGTGTGATGTGCTGCGTGCCGCCACCGGTCTCGAAGTTGAACGAAGCCTCGCTGGGCGTGGGGGTCCCGCCGCTGTCGCTGGAGCCATAGCGGACGGTCACGTCCCACAGTTGCGGACCGAGCGGTTCGATCTGCACGTTCTGCCGAGCCAGACTGTCGTAGGTCGCGGGCGAGGCGGTCTGCGCCGCGTTGCGGGCCACGAGATCATCCGCGGTGCCGCGCACGATGTAACCAAGCTCCGCAGAGGACTGCGAGACTTGGTTCGCCTTGGTGGAGCGGCGGCTCTCGAACTTCTCAAAGACCTCAACCGGCACGAGCGATGACCTCCTTTCTGATCAGGCGAACCGCAGTCCGTTGTCCACGCTGGCATCCAGCAGGCGCTTGGTGTTCTTGGCCGTCGCCTCCGTGGCGGTGGCCGTGCGCTCGGCGGCATCGCCACCGGTGCCGAGGCCCGAGACGGCCGCGGAACTGAACGTGCCCGTGACGCTGATGCCCTTGCCGATGGCCGCGCCGAGCCCCGAGAGCCGGTCTTCGAAGTCGGCCAGCAGGTCGCGCTGCGGGCGACCCGGCCCCTTCTCGGCGTCTGCGGCCTCACGCTTCTTGCGGGCCTCCTCGATCGCGGCGACCAGCTTCTGCTTGGCGGCGTCCAACGCGGCCTGGGATTCGGCGAGTCCCGCTGCCGTGTCTTTGCGCAGGGCTTCCTGCGCGTTCTCGAAGTCCTCGCCGATGCCCGCGAGCGTCGCCTCATGCATCGCGGCGGCGTCGCGGCGCTGGGCCTCCCGTTCCTTGTCGCGAGCGGTTACCGACTGCTGAGCCGCGTTCTCGAGTTCGACGAGGCGGGATTCGAGTTGCTGGTCAACCGCCTTCTTCGCGGCTTCGACGTCGAGCCCATCGTCGAACAGCCCTTGGATCTCCAGCATCCGCTTGGCGACCCAGCTCGACGCCTCCTCCCAGATCATCTGGAAGCCGGTGGCGAAGTTGGTCCAGGTCTTGGAGAGGAACGCGGTGGTCTCGATCCACGCGACCTCGAGGGCGTGGAACACGATCTCCGCGGCGGCGAGCGCCCCGTACCACATCGAGTAGGCCGTGGAGACGAAGAACTCCTTCGCGCCCAGCCACGCCTTGTTCAGCGCCGCAACACCCTGCTGCCAGATGACCTTCAGCGACAGCCACAGGATCTCGGCGGCCAGCGCGATGTCGCCGGCGGCGAGGGCGTCGGAGATACCGCCGACCACGTTGCCGACCCAGTCACGCAGCTCGGTGAACTTCTCCGCGAGCCACGACAGCGCCTCGCCACCAGCGCCGGTGACGACCAGCAGCGTGCCGCCCAGCGCCACGATCGCGGCGATGGTCAGGCCCACCGGCGTGAGCGCAGCACCGATCGCGGCTCCGATCAGGCTGAACGCCGTGCCGATCCCGCCGATGACGGCGGCCACGATGCCGAGCGCCGCGCCGATGCCAGAGATGATGTAGCCCAGGCCGACGATCGCGATCCCCGCGACCGCGACGGCCGCCGCGACTTTGAGGGCCCAGACCACGGTCTCTTTGTTCGCCTTCACCCACGCCGTAGCGCTTACGACGATGCGGGTGATCCGCTCGGTCAGGTCCTTGATGGTGGGTGCGAGCGCCCCGCCGATGGTGAACACACCCTGCTTGAGGACCTTCCACAGCGTGCCGAGGGCATCGTTGAGTTCGGCGGCATCGCGGGCGGTCTCCGTGCTCACCGTCAGCCCGAGTTTGCGGGCCTGCTCCTGCATCTCGTTGATCCCGGCGGCTCCATCGGCCATGAGCGGCAGGAGCTTGGTCCCGGCTTTACCGAAGAGCTCCATCGCCATCGCGGCTCGTAGCGCCGGGTCTTGGATCTGTGAGATCCGATCGGCCAGGAGTTTGAACTGTTCGTCGGGGGAGAGCTTTGCGAGGTCCTGCACCGTCAGCCCGAGCCGACCGAGGGCTTCATTCGCCCCTTTAGAACCCTGCGACGCCTCCGTCAGCGTCTTCTGCATGACGCGCAGACCGTTCTCCAGCGTCTCCATATCCGTGCCGGAGAGATCGGCTGCATACCCGAGCTCGCTCAGGGCCTCGACACTCACGCCCGTGCGGGCGCTCATCTTGTCGAGCGCGTCGCCCGAGTCGCTGAACGCCTTCGCGGTGCCGAGCAGCGCGGTGATCGCCGCGACGCCGATGCCCGCCATCTTGGTGCCGATGGACCGAAGCCCCTCGCCGAAGGCTTCGAGCTTCTTCTGTGCCGCCTTCAGCCCGGTCGACAGCTTGTCGCTGACGCCCAGCTCCACGAAGGCTCGGCCTGCTCGGATGCCACGGGTGTCGGCCACGGTGATTCAGCCCTTCCTGACGGAGTTCCGCCACAACAGCGGCAGCTTCGGCCGCTCCTTCTCCAGCGCCGGGGCCATGTACGGCCGCGGCGCGATCTTGACCTTCTGCGAGGTGAGCTTGCCGCCGCGCCTGCGGAACACGACGGTGTCGCCGCCGTACTCCAGGACATTTGGTGCCTCGCTCTTCTTGAATCCCACCGGCCCGACGACAACCGAGTCGTTGGGCTTGTCGTACCCAAAGAGGATCAGCCGACGCAGGCTGCCCTCGTGCGAATGGGGCGGGGCCCCGGGAGGAGCCGACCCCCTGCGTTTGCGGATGCTCGTCTTCGCCGCCGTGCGGATGAACGCGCCGGCCTTGCTGAGCACCTTCCGCTTGGCGTTGTCGACCGCCGCCATGACGACGTGGCGGTCGAAGAACATGTCCTTGATCCGCATGGTGATCACGCACCACTCCCCGCTGCACCGCCGGTCCCGCCTGTGCCAGCGAGACCGCTGCCCTTCTCCAGGCCCTTGTTGAACGACGCCTCCTTCTCCTTGCGGAGACGACCCGACCCGATGAACAGGCCGACGATGCCGGTGAGTGCCGGAAGCGCGGGCCCGAGCACGGGCAGGCCCGCGACGGTCGGGCCAACGGTGTCGAGAGCCGAGAGCGTGAGTTGACCGAGCAGCCCGCGGATCTCGCCGGCCTTCTCGATGTTGCCCTTCCATTGCGCGCCGGTCGTCTGCGTGAGGTTGAACCAGTTCTGGTACTCGACCTCCGCCTCGTTGAGGCTCAACGTCGACGGCAGGCCGGTGGTCTGCTGGATCGTGTTGGGCGTCTTGACCTTGACAATGTCGCCAAGGTCCAGGCCGGCGCACGACGCGAGCACGAGCGCCAGCAGGATCAGGGCACCGAAATAGACGTAATGGCGGGTGGTCAGGCTCTTCATGCACGAGTCTCCTTGGCGACCTCCGGCATGCGGCGGTCGATGAACACGTCTTTGAGGACCGACACGTCAACCTTGACGGGCCGGGATGGCTGGTGGAACGGGTCAAAGTCGGCGGGTTTGAGCAGGCGTGATCGCTTGGGATCGCGGGCGGTGTTGGCCACCACGGACATGACGGCGGCGGCGATCGACCAGTCGTGGCGCTGGCGGCCGTCGAGCATGGCGGTCATTTCCCGCAGCGTCAGGGGCCCGGGGTCGAGGCCGAGGGCTCCGGCACACTGGTAGACGAACTTCCAGGCGTCAGCGGCTCGGGGACCATCCGGTTCACGAGCTTGTCCAGCTCGCCCTCGCTGGTCAGCGTCTCTATCCGCTTCTCCGTCAGGTCGCGGGCCTTCTCCATCACGCGGTTGGTGGCCTGGAGCACCCGCCCGAGGTTGGCCCGGTCCCTCGGGCTCGGGCAGAAACTGATGAGTTCGTCCAGCACCGCGCCCGTCGCGGCCTCGATCGCGTCGCCCGCCATCGCCTTGCCGAACTCCTCGTCGGAGACCTTGGCCGCGTCGGCCTCGGGCTTGCAGACGGCATAGACCACGTCGCACAGGAGCACGGGATCGCGGATGAACTTCTCGATGAGCGTCCCCTCGATGACCTGCATGAGGTCGACGCCCGTGAGCCCGCGCACGCGCTTGAGCGTGGCGACGTTGATGTCCACCGTCCAGGTCCGACCCGCGTTGTCCTTGAACTGCCGCATCCTTGCCTCCGTTGGGACGCTGTGCCGGTTGCACAGCGGTTGAACAGCCGTTGCACCGACTTCGCCGCCGGGTTTACGAACCGATCCATGAAGGCGCCGTCGCTGAGTACGTGACCTTCGCGGTCACCGAAACCGTGATGGCCTCTTCGAGGGCTTCGCTGCGGCTGAAGTTGGTGATCGAGAAGTCCGCCTGCAGTCCCTGACCGGCCGCATCGTCGAGGATCTGCAGCCCGATGGGGTCGTTGTTGAAGAAAGCGTTCTTGATGGCGGTGAACCCGGCATCGCCGGTGTCCCAGACCATCTCGAACTCGACGCTCGCCTCCTTGAGCGTGGCGACCGTCGCCCGCCATCCGCTGTTGGCTCGCGTGGTCACGTCCGCCTCGCCCGCCTCGAGGTTCAGCGTCACGTCGCGGGTGTTGCCCAGTGCCGTCCACGCACCTGCGCCTGATTGGCCGCCCGTCTTGTACTTGAGGGCGGCTTCCATGCCGAGCTTGATTGCCATCGCTGACTCCTTTCACTCGGCGCTGTGGCCGACCACAAAGACCATCTCGCCGCCCTTGCTCTTGACCAACAGGTCCGCCAGGTTCACCCGTTCGAAGTAGTACTGCGTGCCCGGGGCGACCTCGATGGGGTCCGTCTTGCCATCCGACAGCAGGAGGTCCTGCGTGTTCTTGTGCGATGCCGTGAGCGTGAAGGTGGCGATGGTCTTCTGGGTCGCCAGCGGCTTGAGCTCGTCGGTCATCGCCACGCTGAAGATGATGGTGTTGCGCATGGCTACCTCCGCTCCCGGTAGGTGACGCTCAGGACGCTGGTGAACACCCGGTGCTGCTCGAGCGCTTCGCTCGACACCACCGGCTCGTTGCTGATCCCGACCCACGCGGCATCGGGGAAGCCCTCCAGCCGTGTGAAACGCAGGTGATCCGCGATCGCCTCGACCAGCACGAGCAGTTCATCGATCGCCGCGTCTGTCCCTTCGGCGGGGAGCTTCTTCTGCACCCCCACATCCACGACGTACTCGATGGCCAGGCTGTCCCGCGTCACCGGCGACATCTGCAGCGTGCGCGGAACCACCGAGACCCGTAGGTCTTTGAGGTCCTCCAGCGTGAACGCGGGCTGGAACATCCGCACGGCCGTGAGCGGCTGCCCGAAGGACCCGGCGCTCACGTGCGCCGCGACGGCGTCGGTGAGGGCGGCAATCGTGCTCAAGGGCCGCCTCCGATCACAGGCGAGCCCGTCGTTGGCACGCTCTGGCGCGGCGAGTTGGAAGTCAGCCCGGAGAGCTTGCCCTCGAGGAACCAGATCTTGCGTTCCATCTCGGCGTACTGAGCGCGGATGCTGCGGGCCTCGCCGATGAACTCGTCGAGCCGCTTCTCCACCTGCTGGAGCTTGGTAGTCACCACGCCCCATTGGATGGTCATCGCGCCTGCCGCGAGCACGACGGTGACGACCACGCCGGCCCACCGAGCACTGCCGTTCTGTCCGTTGCCTTCTGCCATCGTTACTCCGTTGCGATGTGCTTGGTGTGAATCCGAAGAACCCTGCGGTACGGGTCGCTGTACCGGAACGGCGGCTGCCCTCCCGGCGCATTGACCTCGTACACGAAGACGTTTGTCCCAGCCGTCTCACGCACCTGGTCGCCCGCCCGCGGGAGGATCGGGCCATCGCCCAGATCCAGGTCCCCCGTCCGCACGAGGAAGTCCCGCGACTCCACTCGGTGAATGAGCCCCGCGTCGTCGGCCTGCTCGAACTCGGTCTTGCCGATGGTGGCCTGGACTTCCTTCTCGTCAGTGCCACGCCGGTAGAGGACAGGGCGCGAGAGGTGCTGGTGACGCTGGGCATCGAGGAAGGCCGCGCCGCGATCGAGCAGGTCGCCCACGCCGAACTCCTTATTGCTGCAGGCGAACGCGAACGATCGTGTCGGCGTCGACGGTGGCCTTCACCGCCTTGCCGATCAGCTTGTTCGCGCCGGCGGCCGCGTTCTTGGTGGCGTTCTGGGCGGCCGCATCCCAGTACGTCAGCGTGCCCGCGGGGATGGCGCTGCCCGCGCCGACCGCCTTGTTAAAGTCGAAGACGCCGGTGACGGCGAGCGATCCCAACTGGCCCACCTTGATCGGTGCCTGCGTGACGCCGATGAGGTCGGCCTGCACCACCACCGCGCCGACGAGCACGTCAGCGCCGGGGGTGTAGTCGATCGAGCCGCCTTCCTGAACGAACTTTGCTGGTCCTGAAGCCATTCCTGAACCTCCATCTGTTGGTGGGCCATCGGTGTCGATGCCCGATTGCTGATCGATGCCGCTTCCGAGTTCGCTGGGGAGCTCGCCGTCGAGCCCCCCAGCGCCTGTGCTTCCCTGCACGGGCATGGCTTACACCTCGCCCTTGCTCTTCACGCCGCCACGCGGGTCCTGCAGGTTGACGCCGAAGTCGTGGTACCCACGCATCCGGATGCCGAGCATGTTGAAGTCCGCGTCCGAGGTCTCGACGGTCGGCGCTTCCTGGCCGTTGAGGAACGCCATCTCGATGACCGGGAGGTCGCTGGGGTCCGCGAGGAGGTACCACGCCTTGGCCGAGTTGCCGGTGTAGAGCGCGTTGGAGAGGTAGCGGCTGACCTCGATGCGGAACTTGCCCTGGTGCGGGTTGGCGACGGGGAACTTGGTGTTCGCGGTCGTGTCCCGGAGCTCGACGCTCTTGTAGAGCTGCGTGCCCATCGCCGAGAGCGCCGTCGGCACCAGCAGGATCGCTGGCATCACGCCCGTGGGCTTGCCGTCGGAGTCCACAAGGTCCATGAACGCGACCTCGCCCTTGGTGAGGCCGTCGATGCCGAGCGCGGTGTCCGCGCCTGAGACGAAGTTCTTGTTGCCGGCGCTGAAGAACGCGGCGTTGTTCATGAACGCCGTCCAGAAGACGTCGTTGATCTTCAGGCCCGAGCCACGGCCGAGCTTGCGGGGAACCGTGGTGATCGCGCCGAGGTCATCGTTGATGATGTCGCGGCGATCGATCGAGAGCATCAGGCCGTAGGTGTCGGCCTTGTTGGTGTAGGTTTCCTCGCCGAGCGTTCCCTGCTTGAGTTCGCCGCCGGGGGCAACCTGCTCGTACTGGTCCTTGCCGACCAGGCGGTAACTCGTGACGGTCTTGAAGTCGCTGACGTTGCGGACCGCGCAGATGCTCCGCCAGACACGCTCGACGCTGAAGAAGCCCTCCAGCAGGAACTTGTTGGCGACGTTGGACAGGATGCCGCCCACGTCGATGGTGGTCATCCCCGCCTCGATGCCCCGACCGAACGCGGCTTCGAGCACGCGGCGGCTGTCGCGGAACGTGCGGCCGGTGTAGCCGTTGGCGATCGCGGCCTCGAAGAGCAGTTCCTGCAGGCCCAGGCCGCCCTGGAACCGCTTGGCGGCGATCTCGATTGCCTGCGTGGAGCAGACCTTCTCGATGCCTTCGAGCTTGGCGCTCTGGAAGCACGCGGCCTCCAGCACCTCGCTGGTCACGCTGTTATCCGGAGCGTGGATGGCCGGAGCCTTGGGTCGGCTGGCACGCAGGACCTCGAGCTCGGTGCGCGTGGCATCCCAGTTGTCGCGGATGGCCTGAGCCTCGATCTCGCTGTGCTTGCCGCCGCAGACCTTGCGGACGGCGGCGATGCGGGCGGTCTCAGCGAGCGCCGCAGCGCGGACCTGCTCAGGCGTCTGCTCGGTGGCGATGATTGGGGACGGGGTGGGATTGGAAGTCGTGGGATCGTCGGCCATGACGCTGGGCTCCTTGTTCTGACGCGCGGCGATGCTCGCGCTGGTGCGGCCGTCTGCGCCGAGATCCACGAAACTGATCTCGCCGAGCGTGGCCTTGCGGACGACGTTGACCGGGCCAGTGAGTTCCTGGCCGTTGACCGTCGCCTTCTGGTTGTCTTTGATGAACTCGAACTCCTCGACGCTCGCGCCGACGGAGGCCTGCCAGGGGAAGCCGTTCCGCGAGGACGCGACGACCTCTTTGGCGGCGCTCGTGTCACGCGAGATCACGCCCGTCGCCACGAGCTGCCCGGCCTCGACGCGGATCGAATCGGTGTGGCCGACGCCCGACAGCGGGTCATGCCCGAAACGGATGGGGCGTGCCTGCGAGGGAACCGCCAGGCCCGCGAGGTCGATCACGACCGGGTGACGCCAGCCCGCGACCCGCATCGCGCCGCCGGTGTACGCGACCATCTTGAAGCGGGGGAGAGGCGCAGCCTGCCCATCGGCCGCAGCAACGACGGTGATGTCGGCGGTTGCGGTGAGCGTGAGAGCGGGAATGGTCTTCTTGGGGTCAGCGGTGACTGGCACTGGCGGTCTCCTCATCAACTTGGTCTGGGGGATCGGTGTCCTCGGCGGGCGCGTTCGCGGCCGGAGCGGCAGCCGGTGCGGTTGCGAGTGCGAGGCCGAGCTCATTCATGAGCGCGAGCTCCTTGGCACGCTGGCGCAGCTCCTGCTCCCAGTCGCGGCCTTGCCGGGCGAACTCCGCGGCGAGCGTGGTCGTGTGGTTGGCCAGTCGGGTGGCCTGGGCGTTGGCCTCTTTGGCGGGATCAACGTGCTCGACGCCATCCCAGAACCACGCGTGCTCCGGGAGCGTTGCGGCGATGGTCCGCAGGGACTGCGGGAGCAGCCCCTCGACGAGAACCGCCTCGTTGAGCCACGCCTTGAGAATGCGATCGAGCACGGCGAGCTGCAGGTGGTGCTGCTCGACGCGGATGCTCTTGTAGTACACCTGATGGTCGAGGCGACCGCTGGCGTAGTTGTACCCCGAGGAGTTGCCAGCCGCGACGTTGAACGGCATGTTCAAGCACCGTGCGATCTCGTTGAGGATTTCGCGCTTGAACTCTCCGAACGTGGTCGTCGGCTGCTCGGCATGGACCTGGCCGAGCTTCCAGCCACCGGGAAGGACGGTCGCCAGGCGCTGCTCGAGTTCGACCTCGTCCATCGGCTCCAGCGGATCGGCTTCGCCGTTGGCAGGCGCGTCGGTGTAGATGACGGCGGCGAAGTTGGCGGCGGTCTCGGCGGCGGCGATGGTCGCCAATGTGTACCGGCGGAGCTGCGCGAACAGCGGGAGCGCCGGCGTGATGTCGGGGATGCCGCGGAGTTGGCCGGGCCGATCCGGGCGGAAGTAGTGCACGACCGACGAGGCGGGGAACGTGTCGTAGGCCGTAAGGTCGTCGATGGGCGTGCGGAACACGCCGCTGTCACCGGGGTGCCGCTTGAGCACGCGGTAGGCGGAGGGGTTGCCCCACTGATCCAGAGCGATGCCGTCGATCTCGTCGTTGCGCCCGCGGCGCAGCAAGGGCGTGCAAACCTGGTCCGCTTCGATGAGCTTGAGATCAAGCGATACGGGCGAGCCCGCTGACGCGATGCCGGGGTTGTTGATCAGGAGCGCGAACGCCTCACCGCTCTCGGCCCGGGCCAGCCGCATGGTGCGGAGCTTTCCGGGGAGGTCGACCGCCCGCGACCACTGCTCGAACGCATCCTCGATGCGAGCATTCGCGTCGGCGTCGTCAGTGAGCATCTGCAGCCGGGGACCGGTACCGATGGTGTCATTGGCGAGCGTGAGGACGATGCCCTTGGCATACGAGTTGTTGGCGACCTCGTAGCGGGCGCGGTTGCGGAGGACGCGCCGCACCTCCGGGTTGATCGCGGCGTTGGGCGAGAGGCCATCGGCGTTGGCCCAGTGCTTGCGATTCTCCGGGGTGGTCTTGGCCGAGTCGAACTTGGCGACAACCAAACGGCGGCCGCCGCGCGATCCGCCTCCGTGCGGAGCACGCGACGCCGCCGGGGAGGGAGAGACGCTCTGCATCCCGCGAAGGGGAGCAACCCGGCTCATGATGTTGGCAATGGCTTTCAGCATGGGCGGTTAGACAGAACCGGGGGGGACGATCTTGGCGAACTTGATGCCGAGGCCGGGCTTCCTCGCGGCGGCCTTGGACGCGAGGTAGCGGTCGGCCTCGATCTGGTCCTTCAGCGGGTGCTGCTCGACAGACTGACCATCCACGGACGCCTTGGCAGGCTGCGACGCGGCGTCGCGGAGGGCCTGGTCGGGATCCGGAGATGGTGGGGCGTCGGGCACAGCGGTCTCCTCGTCTCGAAACGACGAGACGTCTCCCGGCTACATACGCCGTCGCTGGGGCCGCTGTCCGCTTTGCGCAGCGCTTGGGTCAAGTCATTCGATAGATCGAACGGGCTACGCCTGGGCTTCCCTGGTCGAGACACGCCGCCCGCAGTGCCGGCACTCCCGCCGGCGCACAATCGCACCGGCAATCCGCTTGAGGTAGAGCACTCGGAAGTGCTGGCATCCACAGCCACGACACACCAGCCCGAGGGGCTGGTCCTTCTCCGTCGGGATGACTCGCCGCACGCGTGGCATCAGCGCTGCGCTCCCTTGAGTGCCGACAGTCGAAGACGAGGGCGCACAGCCTGCTTGTGATCAGTGCCAAAGAGCACCGCGCCCTGCATGGATGCGGCGACCGCCGCGCCGACGAGACCATCGAGCCAGTGGTTGTCGAGCCCTTCGACACGGAGCTTCCACTCGTCCACGGTGCGGCCCCGGCCTTCCGTCCGCACGCGGTACTCGCTGGTGAGGTGCTCCGACAACAGACGGTGTGGCTCGGGCTTCTGGCCGAACAGAGAGAGCCCGCCGGGATCGCCCATGGGCACCGCGAGACGCGCGTGCACGAAGCTCTTCCAGTAGTTGGTATCGAACAGGATGTGCCGCACCGCCCGCTTTCCGGTCACGATCGGCACTCGCCAGTTCAAGCCGACCCGCTCGCCGCGCTTCCGCTTGTAATCGCTGAACGGGAGGCTGCTCGCGCCGACATAGCGTCCGTGGCTGGGCGTGAGCACGCTGGCGTGCGGACTCTGGCGACAGAACTGATAGACCACGTCCGTCGACGAACCCCAGTTGGCGTCGATCAGGCATCGGTCGATCCGCACCATCGCGCCGTCGTCGCGCCGCCACTCGCGAGCAACCGTCGCCTCGATGAGCCGCTCCAGGCCACCGTAGATCGCGCCTTCAACGCCGGCGCGTGGTGATGCGGCCCCAAGCGTCCGGCGTACATCCCGAAGCGTGAAGTATGCCTGCTTCTGGTCCGGCTCGGTGCCATAGTCGATGATGTGACCCGTGAAGTCGTCTTCCCAGGCGGCTACGAGGTAGAACAGTGCCTTGCCCTGCACGTCCACGAACATCGTCAGGTGCGAGCACCCGAGTGGGACAAGCCCGCGGGCGTGCCCGTTCACCTTCGCTGCGATCTGGTCGGCGCTCAATAGGTCGTCGGCGACCTCGACCTCCGGCAGCGGCTCATTCTGGTACTCGGCGAAGAATGCAGCCTCGTTCTGCAGCCGCAGGTTCATGGCGTGCTGCACCGCCGACAATTCGTCGTGGTTGAACCGCTCCGGCCAGGCGATGACCGCCCCCTCGTCCATCGCCGTCCGGTGCTTGCCGTAGAACGCCGTGGCATCAATGCTCCCGCGATCGGCGCGAAGCCCCTCGGCCCGCACGCGGGCGTACTCGGCCCAGATCTTCTCGTTCTTGGGGAACGAATAGACCATCTTGGTCCGCTCGCCCTGCCACTGCGGGTGCTTGTCGCGGTCGAGGATGCGGTCGGCCAGGTCGTCGGGGCGCACGACGGTCAGCGTCATGAGCCCAGCGATCTTCCGGCCCGGGCCGGCCAGGCCCAGAATCGCGCCGGCGAGGATCCGCTCGCGGTTGGCGCACTGCGAGGGCGACCGTGCGCTCTCGTCGGTCTGGGGGTCGTCGATGAGCACGAGCGACGGGCGAACGCTCACGCCGTCGACACGCTTGTGCTTCATGCCACGGATGCGACCGGTGATCCCCGCCACGCGGATGATCGCGCCCGACGCCACCGAGCCCGAGATGGTGGGGAGCACGATCTCCCGTGCGGTCCAGCCTATGTGGGTCTGCTTGCCCTGGTAGAGCTGACCCGACGCCCGCTGGTGGATGCCTTCGAGCGAGCGGATCGGGTGGCAGACCTCTGGGAAGTCGCCGCCGAGGATCTCGCTGTTCTCCAGCTCCGCCTTGATCGAATCGAGCATCCCGGCCGCGTGCTCTTCGTCGGAGCCGACAAGCGCCACGAACTCCCGGTGCCCGTACACCAACGCCCACAGACACGCGATCTCGCAGAGCGAGGTCTTGCCCGAGCCGCGCGGCATCGCCATCGCAAACAGTCCGCCATCGAGCACCGCCTGCTCAATCTTGGCGATGACCTTGAGATGGTCGTTCGACCACTTGAGGTGAAACGTCTGCGGGAAATACGCCTCGCAGAAGAACCGGAAGTCGCGGGCCGCCTTCCGCCTCCTCGCTGCGTCCGCGACCGGAGGCAGGTCACCAATGTCTCGTCCCGACAGCGAGAGCATCGCGTTGCGGAGCCGGGCACGCTCCTTCATCGCGTCGTAACCCGTCAAACCCTCGGGCGCACTGGCGGCCTCAGCGATCGCTTCATGCCGCGTGGCCACGAGCCATGCCACGTATCGGAACAGATCGACCTTGCCCGCGTCGCCGTCTGCCGCGACGCGGAACCCGGCGCGCGTGCGATGCCGGTGGAGCTGCCGCTCGCTGATCACCTCGCCCAGCGGCGTGCTGTTGAGCAGCCGCGCGAGTTCGCCGGGCTTGAGTTTGCGCGGGTCAATCGCCACCGGCAGACATCTCCTTCACCAGCCACGCGGCGTAGTGCACGAGGTTGAGCGAGCCATCTGCGTTTACGGGCGCGCCGGCATCGATGTCGGCGCGGAGCATGGAGTCCGTCACGGACTTACCGCCAAGCCGGGTGAGCACGCGGGCGGCGTCCGCCACGGGCAGCGCCGCCGGGTTGAGCCGGGACATCCCCTGTCCCCCCGGCGTTTGACCGGAACTAGGCGCGTGTTCGGGAGTCATCGCGGACCTCCCGCGCGAACTTGCCCACATCGCGGACGCAGTTGCCCACATGTCGCAGAATCATCGAGAAATGCAGGCCGATCGCCTTGCCTGTTCCCCGTCAGCCGGCCAATGTGTGTCATACGCGAGCGGGAACAACGCACCCCCCGCACGCGACGGAGACCGCGAACATGAACGCGACCACGAAGACCACGATCGACCTCGCCAAGACCCTCGCCAAGAGCGGGTTCCACATCCCCGCGATTGAGATCCACACGCCCGACGGCCGCACCTGGAACATCGCGACGGTCCCCGCCGGTCGCGGCCGCCACCTCGACGGCCACTGGGGACCGCGGCCCGGAGCGCTTGGCGGCTTCCGCCTCTTCGAGATCAACCGCGATACCGACGCCCCCGACGAGCACGACGCGATCGACGGCGACACCTGGGCCGCCGACGAGTTGGTCGACTACCTCCGGGCGGTCGGCCAGCCGAAAGACACGACGAGTTGGGACCGCAAGAACGACAACCACCCGACGACCTGAAGCCCGCGAAATGCGGGCTTCGCTGTTTACCAGAGACCACCAACCCAAAGGAGCACGACCATGACGAAGCGCACCCCCAAGACCACCAAGCCCGAACCGACCGCCGCCGAGACCTACGCCGCACGCCGCAACGACATCGCCCGCCTGATGGACGTGCTGCAGATGGAACTCGATAAGCACGCCGAGGGGGCCAAGGCCGACCCGCGCAACTGGGGCTTCGCGGGAAGCCTCGGAAAGGTCCGCAGCGACCTGATTGATCTGGTCGGGTTCCTCAGCAACATGGACCCCGAGCACGTCGAGGCCTTTCTGAACGACGCCGAGTGACCAGAACCACCAACCGCAAGGAGCAACGCCATGACCATCAAGACGATCGTGATCGAGGGCATCGACCAAGACATCAGCATCCGCCGCACTGAGCGCGGCGCGGAGGTGACCATCGAACAGCACACCCGGCGATCGGGCAGGCAGGACATCTGCATCGCGCACATCGCCCGCGACGAGAACCGGGAGAGTCGCTATGCGAAGGCGACAGAGGTCGCCAAGGTGGTCTACGGCACCGACCGCCGAGGCCAAGCCGCCGCCACCAACTCGATGGTCCATGACGTGCTCAACGAGATGGAGCGCGTCGCGGGCTGCTGACAGACCCCACGCGGCGTCGCGGGGAGCCGCGACGGCCACGCTTCCCCGCCGCAATGTGCGGCGGGGGTTCCAACCCCCAGTTCGGAGATGACCATGAGTACGAAGACGAAGAAGCCCGCCAAGCCCCGCACCCCCCGCACCCCGAAGATGTCCAAGAGCGCCGCCCGCGCGGAGGGAGCAGCCAAGACAGACCGCCTCCGCAAGGCGGCGCTCGCCGAGATCAACGACCGGTTGGCGGGCGGAAAGCAGGACCACGAAGTCCCAACCGCCAAGGAGGTCGCCAACAACGCGACCGTCGAGGCGTCCGCCAAGGGCAAGAAGACCAGAGCCCCCAAGACGCAGAAGGCACCGAAGCCCGCGAAGGAACCGAAGGCCAAGCGCGTCAGCGCCCTCGACGCCGCCGCGCAGGTGCTCGCCGCGAGCGATGTCCCGATGCGGGCCAAGGAGATGATCACCGCGATGGAGGCCAAGAAGCTCTGGACGAGCCCCGGCGGGAAGACGCCCGAGGCCACGCTCTACGCCGCCATCATCCGCGAGATCGCCGCCAAGGGCACCGCCGCTCGCTTCAAGAAGCACGAGCGCGGCGTCTTTGTCGCGGGGAAGGGAGCCTGAGCCATGAGCGCCACCCCCGCCCCGCAGCCCGCGCCGACCCATGCGCAACTCGAGGCCGTGCTTCAGGCAGCGCTCTACCTGCTTGGCGCGAGGCATGACCGGATGGTCACGATCGAGGAGTGGACCGATCTCGCCCGCACCGTCGCGTCCTGCCAAGAGCGCAAGACGGCCGACTACTTGACCGAGCACGACCTCGAGGACATCGCCGAGCGCTACGCCCTTGATTGGGACGAAGCGACCGACGGGGCCCTGCCCACTGTCGACGAGGACTGAGGCGTACATCACGCCTTGCTCCCAGCCGCGACACGCGTCGCGGCTTTCTCTTCGGCCGCATCCTTTGCCGGAAGCCGCTCCGCCTTGCGGCCCGTGAACTTCTCCCAGCGATGCACGATCACGTCGCAGTAGAGCGTGTCGAGTTCCATGAGAAACGCGTGCCGCCCGGTCATCTCCGCGCCGATGAGCGTTGACCCGCTGCCGCCGAAGAGGTCGAGCACGTTTTCGCCGGGACGCGATGAGAACTCGATGGCCCGCCGCGCCAGCTCGACGGGCTTCTCGGTGAGGTGAACCATGCTCTGCGGGTTGACCTTCTTGATCGACCAGGTGTCCGGCACGTTGGCAGGGCCAAAGAAGCGATGGGCCGCGCCTTCTTTCCAGCCGTAGAAGCACCACTCGTGATTGCCCATGAAGTCCTTGCGGGTCAGGACCGGGTGCTCCTTGATCCAGATGATCGCCTGCGCGAAGTAGAGCTCGCAGCGATTGAGCACGGGCGGGTAGTTGCCGCAGTTGGCGTAACCGCCCCAGATGTAGAACGTGCCGCCGGGGATCAGCACGCGGGTGATGTTTCCAAACCATGCCGCGAGCAGCCGGTCGAACTCGTCATCCGACACAAAGTCGTTGGCGAGCGGCCGGTCCTTGGCACGGAGCTTCTTGTGCGTCGCTCGGCTCTTCTCGGGGTAGCGGTTGAGATCGGCGCTCTGCTGATCGTGCTGGTCCGCCTTGCCTGGCAGCGCGAATGAACTCAGGCCGGCGACGATGGCGTTGTTCGAACGCGGCTCGACCTTCACGTTGTACGGCGGGTCTGTGTTCACGAGATGGATCGGTTGGCCATTAAGCAGACGATCCAGGTCCTCGGGCTTGGACGAGTCGCCGCACATCAGGCGGTGGTTGCCGAGCACCCAGATGTCGCCCGGCACCGTCGTCGCTGCGTCGGGCTGCCCAGGAATGTCGTCGGGATCGGTGAGACCCTCATTGCCGGCGGGGGCCATGATGGCGCTGAGGTCCTCGGCGCTGAAGCCGAGTAGTGCGAGATCGAAGTCCACGCCCTTGAGGTCAGCCAGCTCCAGCGGCAGGAGTTCCATGTCCCACGAAGTCAGCGTGGCGACCTTGTTGTCGGCGATGCGAAGCGCCTTGACCTGTTCCGGCGTCAGATCATCGGCGCGGATGGTCGGCACCTCCTTCAGCCCGAGTTTCCGTGCCGCGCGGAGCCGCGTGTGCCCGGCGATGATCACGCCGTCGGCGTCGATCAGGATCGGCACCTTGAAGCCGAACGCCTCGATGCTCTTGGCCACCGCGTCAATGGCGGCGTCGTTGATGGTGCGGGGATTGCGGTCGTATTCCTTGACCGCGTCGATGGGCAGCGTCTCGATGTTCATAGCGATCTCCGTCGGAAGCGCGGCGGGGAACGCCAGCGCAAAGCGTCGAGGTGGCCCGCCGCACATGCGGTGGGTCCGGGGACCGGTGGATCGCTGGTTGGCTGGATCGCTCGGGCAGTCGGGCCCGTCCGTTGGGGCGTTGAGCGCCCCGAATCCCGCCCGCTACGAGGCGATCCCGTTGGCCACGGGTCCGCCCACGTTGGCCCACGTCGCGTTCCTGGCGGGTGGCTCTACCAACCCCGCCAGACGCCCGCCCCGCGCCCGGACGGGTGAAACAAACTCTGTCGCCAAGCGCGGCTGTTCCCGCGGGCCTAGCCACGCGATCCGGCCCGGGAAGTACCTAACGCCATCCGCCTCCCCTCCCGTAAGGCTTCCGGCTGGAAGGCTCCCGCTAGGCGCGGCCTGGCACACGACCTGCATGGGCGCTGACGTGGGGATGCAGGGGGGCGGGGGAGGGGTGGGGGAAGGTATAGAAAGGAGAGAGATACCTTCTTTCACTTTCTTCAACCCCTCCTTCTCTGCTCCCTTCCCGCCCGCCCGAGATATCGCGCGTGAAGAATGTGAAAGAAGGGTCTGGCCTCGTCCGACCCGCGTTTCTGGCCTGCTACGGCAGGAGTTCATACACCCTCCTTGACCGCCCAGCGGTCGGCTCGACCCCTTCTTTCAAGCGGCCGGTCTCCTTGAGGTTCTCAAGCACCTCGTCCCGCTCCCGCTGGGTCAGGTGCTGGGTCACGCGGCACATCTGCGACCGAGTCATGCGCCCGCCTGCTGTCCGCATCGCGCGGAGCACGGCCTTTTGCTTGGCGTCGAACTCGCCCTGCGACACATACTCGTGGGCGAGGTACAGGACGCGACGGGTCAGGTGCTCGGACAGGCCGCACGCCCATTCCGCCGCGTCGGCGTCGATGACCGGCTTCTCGCGGTTCTTGGAGCAGGCGTAGATCAGCGCCAGACGACACGCCTTCTCCTCGACGCGTGCCCAGATCGACCGCAGATCCTCGCGCGGGCGCTCCATCTCGGCGTCGGCAAGCGCCGCGAGGCGGTTGAACGCGGCGCGGGCGTCATCGGTGGTCGGAACCACCATCGGCTTGGGGTGCTCGCGGCTGAGGTTGCCGCCGGGGTTGAACGCGCCCCACCAGGTGGCCGCATCCACGATCGCCTGCGGCGGGTCTTTCTCCGGTTGCCACACGCGCGGCGGCATCTCGCCGGTCTCGAACACGATGAGCCGTGCCATGAACCCGTCGCTCATGGCGTCGGGCGTGAGCGCGTGCTTGAAGTGCTCGGGCGCGGTGGTCGCCAAAAGCGAGACGCACGGCTGATCGATCACCTTGTTCCGCTTGGCATCGGCGTACGCCTTGCCCTTGAAGACGCTCCGCGCCGACGAGTACATCTTCATCAGCGTCGAGATGACGTTGAACAGGTGCGGGGCCTTCTTCGGGTCGCCAATGGTGCGGAGCCAACGCCCGAACTCGTCGATCTGGAAGAGGATCGCGGGCTCGGCTTCGACGGCGGTGACCAGCCCGGCGTCGCTGGCGAGATCCTCGTTGCCCTCGAGCCCGTTGAGACCGGCCTTGAAGAGCACAGCTTTGTTGATGAGCCTCGCGTTGTCTTTGCCGGAGCCGGACCCCGCGAGGCACACGACGTACAGGTTGGTGCGGTTGCCGCGCTCGTCGCGGACCTTGCGCCCCGCGAGCACGGCCTGCAGGCACATCGCGCCGGCGAGGGCGAGCATCGGTTGCCAGCGGTGCGCCGTCTCCTTGTTGAACGCCATGACCTCGGAGATGAACCCCGGCACGGCGAGGTACCGCTCGGGAAGCGGGCCGGGATCGACCGGCGTGTCCTCGTCCGGCCCTGCAGTGTCTTCGCTCGGCTTCGCCGGCGCTGCCATGAAGCCCGACAGGTCCACGCCGCCCAGATCCTCAGCCTTCTGAGCATCGCGGAGCCAGCCGAGCGGACGGTCGTGCGGTTTGTTGGCGGCGTCGGTCACCTTGTGCCGCAGTTCCTTCTCACTCCACGGCGGATCGCACCGCGGGTTGTACCGATCCCACAGCAGCGAGAACGCCGCCTCGGGATCGAGGGCGAACCCGTGCACCATCGCCGTCGCGGCCGTGTAGGTCTGACTGTGCCCGCCCGAGCCGGAGATCGCTGGTGGGATGCGGTCCAGGTATGCCGCGGCGCGGCGGAGTACGGCGTCGCCCGCTGGAAAGCGATCGCTTCGTAGTGACGGCGGTTGTGAAACGATCGCTTCTTTGCGCCCGTGCCTGGCCTCGGTCACGGCCTCGGCCAGCGCCGCGACGGCGGCGGCCAGTTCCCCGGCGTCGACCACGGCGGGTTCGCCGTCAAGCGGGTCGTAGGGCTCCCCGCTGGGATGGATGCTCGGGCCGACAACCGTCTGAGCCCCGGTGCTCCGCAGTTCCACGATCATTTTCTTCGACACCGGGTCCTGGTGCTTTCGGGTCTTCATCCCGTCGCACACGTACCACCAGTGCGACGCGGGCTTGCCCGGCCGCCCGGACATCGCGCCCGTCGGCGGCAGGAACTTGGGCGCGAGCGCCACCGCCTCCTCGCAGTCGAGGTCCACATCTACCAGCCACCCGCTCGGTTCGCCGAGCAGCACGCCGATGTTGCCGGTGCCGTTGAAGTGCGCCGGCAGGTCGCTCTCTGAAAGGCGCAGGTCCGTCCACCCCTTGAGCACGGGGATCTTCTTCCGCGCCGGCACAGGGATGACCGCGTACCCGCGAGCGAGGTACGTGCGCGCCGACTCGAGCAGAATGGAGGGGCCATCGCTCATCGCTTATTCGTTGTCCTCGCGGCGGCGGATGGTGGCGCCCATGATCTTGAGCGTCTGCGCTGCGGTCTCGCGATCGCGCTTGCTGGCGCGGTAGTCCAGCAGGCGGTCGATCTCGATGACGGGCTTGATCGCCAGGTCGAAGCCATACGTCCCGGTGGCCAGGCCCGCCGCGTGGCCGATCGCCCGCGTGCATGAACTGGCCCGGTGCGTGCCAGCGGCCGCGATCAGCAGCGGGATCTCCGCGCGGGCCTCGGTGTGGTACATCAGGCCGCCGACGCTCCTCGCCAGCAGCGAGCCGATGCCCTTGGTGTCGTTCTTGTCGATGGGCGCGGAGGCCACGTGGCATCCGAGCAACTGCCCGTCCTTGTCGGTCTCTTCGATCGTGATCGTGATCATGCGGTACTCCTTGTTCAGAAGGGGATTTCGTCTTCGGGGATGCCGTACGTCATGCCCGCGGGCTCCGGCGGCCGGTCCGGCAGGCCTTCTTCGCTGTCAAGGCGCGGGGGCCTGTCGCCAAGCACGTGCTGCGTGACGCGCTCGAACTGGTCGCCGGCCTTCTTCTCGACGGTGATCGAGAGCGTCGGGGCGAGCGCCCCGGCCTTGGCCATCTCGACCGCGTCCTCCGTGCCGCCGGGCACCGGCTCAACGGAGCGAGCCCGCCACCAAGCTTCCGCCTTCGTGCGGGCGTATCCGGTGTGGTCGAAGCAGACCCACTCGCGGAAGAAGCGGTTGAAGCCAACGCGGTACTCGACGCGCATGGTCAGCGGCGCGGACGGGTCGCTGCGCTTGTAGTGCACGTGGTACGTCGTCTCACTGACGCGGTGCTCCTCGCGAGTGGTCTGGCCGCTGAGGATGCCCTCGGTGCTGGCCTTCGCCTCATGCTGTTGGCGGTTGGGCTCGGGGAACTGGTGGCCGCACTGCGGGCAGGTCTGGTAGCCCGCCGCGATGAGGGCCTGGCAGTTCGGACACTCCTTCGCCGGCGCTTCGCCGTCGCCGCGATCGTCGGTGGCGATGCGGATCGCGTCGACCGGGCCGTGGCGGAGCACGTTGCCGCCGAAGTCCAGCACGAGGCAGTCGGTCTTCCCCGGGTGGAGCCGGAAGCCCCGGCCCACCATCTGGTAGTACAGGCCCGGCGACATGGTCGGCCGCACGAGCGCCACGCAATCGATGTGCGGGGCGTCGAACCCGGTCGTGAGCACGTTCACGTTGCACAGGTACTTGAGCCCCCCCTCGCCGCCCGACCGGAACCGCCCGAGGATTGCGGCCCGCACGCCGTCGGGCGTGTCGCCGGTCACGAAGCCGCACTCGATGCCGTGCTTGGTCTTGAGCACATCGACGATGTGCTGCCCGTGACGGATGCCCGACGAGAAGATCAGCGTGGCGCTGCGGTCCTTCGTGTGCTCGGCGATCTCAGCGCACGCGCCCTCAACGAGCCCCTCCTTGTCCATGAGGTCCTCGACCTCGCTGGCGACGAACTCGCCGGCGCGGACGTGCAGGTCGTCGGTGCTGATCTTTTGGAGGCCCGCCTTGGTCTTGAGCGGCGACAGGAATCCCTGCACGATCAGCTCGCGGACGCCGACCTCGTAGCAGACGTGGTTGAGGATGTTCTCGGCGGCGCAGATCGAGCCGGACTTCATGCGGTACGGCGTGGCGGTCAGCCCGATGATGCGGACGTTGGGGTTCACCACCTTCGCGTCGGCGATGAACTGGCGGTACATCCCGTCGTCCTCGGCGGGGACCATGTGCGCCTCATCGACGATGATCAGATCGACGGGGCCGAGGTCGCACGCCTTCTTCCAGATGCTCTGGATGCCCGCGACCGTGACGGCGTAGCCGAGGTCCTTGCGCTTGAGGCCAGCCGAGTAGATGCCCATCGGCACGTCGGGCGCGATAACGCGGAGCTTGTCGGCCGCCTGCTCGAGGAGTTCCTTCACGTGCGCCAGCAGCACGACGCGTCCGCCCCAGTGGCCGACGGCGTCGCGGCAGATCGTCGCGATCACCGGCGTCTTGCCCCCGCCGGTCGGGATGACCACGCAGGGGTTGTCGTCGCGGGTCCGCAGGTGCTCGTACACCGCAGCGATCGAATCGGATTGGTACTGACGCAGCTCCATCAGCACGTCGCCTCCTCGAGCGCACGCACGCAGACCGACCACAATCCAACCTGCTCATCGGTATCCCAGCATGGATCGGGGCGTCCCGGGCGGGACAATGACCAGGCACGAGCCTCGGTGCTCGGCGCAAAGCACCCAACGCGCTCGGGCTGATGCACGCCTGTTGCCGGCGCGATCCACTTCTTGCGCTGCTCAGCCATGTAGCGTGCATGGCATGGCTCACAGCAGAAGCCGAAGCGTCGCTGGGTACTGCCGCATTGTGGACACGGAACGGTCATGAGTTGATCTCTGTGAGTTCCACCAGGACTTTGCCGCCCGGCATCACCGGGCCACGTTCAACAACCAGCCGATCGATCTGCGAGTCGTCGCGGTACGCACCGCCCTTGGCAAGGGCATCGAGCAGTGCCTTCTGCACGTTGTCCAGGTCGCGGCGGCGGTTGTCGGGCGGGCAGACGGTGACGCGCACCTCCAGCCGACCGTTCATCCGCAGCACCCGCATCTCCGCGAGGGCGGCGCACACGCTTGCGCGGTAGCGCCGCCCCTCGCGGCTCAGCACGGTCCTGGAGCCCATCCGTCGCCAGATGTGGTTCACACTGGGCGGGTACGGGAGCTCGAGGACGCGACCAGATGGACTCAGCGCTTCCAGGGCGGAGTGCTCCCCAGGCCGACGCCGACGGGAGCGCGGGCGCTCACCGGCGAGCCGCCGCCGCCCTTCTTGGCGTAGCCCTTAATGACGTTGGTGAACTCGCCGTTGTCGTCGCGCTTCTTCAGCCCGACGTTGATCTCCAGCGGGACGTTGTGCAGCTCGACCGAGTCCTTCGGCTGCATCACGCCGATGGCGCGGCAGATAGCCGAGAGCTCGCCGCGAGCGATCTTGACCGTCATCTCGCTCTTGTTCTCGAGGTTGAGGCGGGCCCAGACCAGGCGGCCCTTGAACTCGCCGTCGATGATCTGGAAGGTCAGCTGCAGGTACTTGCCGCCCCCGGTCTTGGTCGGCTTGAGCTCCGACTCGGAGACGACGGCGAGGTACTTACCCGCGGGGAGCGGATCGAGCGCGACGGACGGGTCAACCTGGTTTGCATCAAAGTTGTTCAGCGTGGCCATGAGTCAGTTCCTTTGCGATTGGTGATGGACGGATGAGGTATGGACAACGGCAACGGCGCTCAGGCCGCGCCGGCGTTGTCGGTGGTGGGGGTAGGTGCAGTGACGGCGGCGGAGGGGTCCTCGCCGCGCACGAGCGCCGCGAAGACGCGGTAGTCCAGCGGGATCTCTTCGGGCAGACCCAATCGGTTCTTGGCGACGTGCGCTGGCCGCTCGACGGTGCGGATGATCCGCTCGCCCGTGCTGACGCCGTTGTGCTTGGCCTTGTTGAAGCCTTCGTCGACCTTGATGGTGTGGACCTTGTACGTGGCGAAGAGCACCTCGTCGGCCCACTCCTGCACGAGCGCCGACGCGAGCTTGTGCAGGCGCGGCGAGTAGCGGTCGTACGGCACGGTCTCGGGGTTCTCGAACTTCTCGATCTTCGCGTGGGCGATCAGCACCACCGTCATGCCGCGATCAGTGCGGAGGGCATCGAGCGCACCGAGCACAGCCCGCCACTTGTCGACTGCGAAGGCAAAGCCCTTCGCGTAACCGATCTTCTCGATGTTCTCGACGCTCTCGTCGGCGCAGACCTCGCCCCAGATCAGGCGCTCGAGCCAGTCGAGGCTGTCGATGACGACGGTGCGGTAGTCGTGGTCACCTGAGTACAGGGACTCGAGCGCCGCCATCACCTCGCCGAGGCTGCGGGCCAGCGGGAACGATTCGCAGTCGATGTCGGCCAGTCCGTCTTCGGTGGGAACAAAGATGGGCTTCTCGGCCATCGCGCCGAAGGTGCTCTTGCCGATGCCGTGCGTGCCGTACAGCATCACGCGGCGGGGGCGGGCCTTGCGGCCCTTGCTGATCTGGTTCATGAGGGTGTGGGGGGTTGCGGTTGTGGGCATGGAATCTCCGTGATTGCAGAAAGTGGGATCGATGTCTTCAGGCCAGATGTCGCGGGTGAACGCGCCTTGGCCGAGGCGGACGAGCGGAAGTGGAGTGATCACGCGGCGGCGGCCGTGGGCTCGGCTGAGGACGCCTTCACGCGCCGGACGGTAAAGGCGTCCTCGCCGAACTCGCGGAGCATCAGCGAGGTGAACATGCGGACGACCGCCGCGCCCACCGGCGTTGTACCGTCGACGCTCAGGCTTCGACCCGCCTGGTCAGCCGCGAAGCTGACGTCCATTCGGACGATGGCATTGCCGAAGAGCCCCTCGGCGGCGATCATCGCTAGGTGCAGCGTTGCTTCCGCGTCGGTGAGAGCGATGTCCTTGTCGAAGGTGAAGCGGTACACGCCGGTGGTCATGGTGAACTCCTCGCTGCACATTGGGGTGCTGTTTCCCGGCTACATACGCCATCCGCAGGGCTGCTGTCCGCTTTGGTCACATTGGCTTGAAGCCCGCGGCGGCAAATCGCACACGAAGCTCGGCGATGCGATTGCGCAGCTGGCGGCGGGAGATGCCCAGGCCGCGAGCCGTCGACACTGCGGAGTCTTCCTGGAGCGCACGGCACAAGTCGGCGAGATCGGGGGGCAGCGCCGCCACGATTTCGCGGATCGAGTCATTGAGATGGAACTCATCGATGGGGGAGCGGACCTCACGCCCAAGGCGGCGAGCCGCATCGGCCTCCCCGACCGCTGCCGAGCCGGTGACCGGATCCGTGGTCTGGCTCTCCCGGAGCCTCTCGATGGAGGCCATGCCGTGGTCGCCGGAGCGCTTCTCACGCTGGCGAGCCCGAAGCAGGGTGATCGCGGCTGAGTCCAGAACGCGGGATACGAACGTGCGAAGCTGGGCCCGCTCGGGATCGAACTGGCCGAGCCGCTTGGCGAGGATGAGCGTCAGGTCCCGCAGAACGTCGTCGCGTTCGACGCCCCGGAAGGCCGGGGACTTCATCAGGCTGCGGGCCTTGATCAGGATGAGTGTGCGGATGTATTGGTCGTTCAGTGATGCGCCGTTGGTCACGGGTGACCTCCGGGGCCGGAGCCATCACCCGTCCGTGCCAATCTCGCGTCGCGGCGCACGCCGCAGACATTCACGAGCTTGTAGCGACCGGCGGGTTATGGCCCTCGTGGCCCTCGGACCCACCGGCCGGTGTCGCGGTTCTGAACGCCCCGCGACGCACACCATCGATGTCGAACAACGCGCAGAGGCCTGTTTTCACGGCACCTGCACGATTTTCAGAATCTCCCACCTTTGTCGCGTCGGTGCGACGCGACAGTCCGAACCACCGAGTTGCTGTTGACTCCGTTGATGACGGCAGAGGGGCCGCCGGCGCGGTCCACGGCTCGCTTGACCTTGTCCTTGGTGATCTTGGTCTTCAGGCGCGCTGAGAGCACCTTCGCCGCCTCGCGGTACGAGTGGCATGCCTGGTACGCGCCGACCAGTACCTCGTCCTGCTGGTGTGATGCTGCCGCAGCCTGGGCCTGCCGGCGCAATACGCGTTTCTTGCCGGCTGGGTCCAGGGGCACGAGTTCCACCTGCGCCTGAAGCTCGTCGGCCTTCTGAACCAGGTCGTGAAGCAGGACGACATCAGCCTGCAGCCCTGTCGCATCCTGCGACATCACCCGCGACAGTGCGACACACGCCGGTGGCCGGCCTGGCCAGACGTGGGATGGGGGTTCCTGGCCGCTGATCAGCACAATGGGCCGACCTGCCTGACCCGCGTGGGCTGCGATGCGGGCGGCATCCTCGGCACCGAGCCCCCGGGCCAGCAACACCTCACGGGAAGTCTGCTGCCATCGGGTTGTGCCGAGCCGCCACACACGTCCAGACTCGATCGGAGTGGGGCGTCCCTGAAGACCAAGCGCCGCCGCGATGAGCGACGCGACGGCGTCACCGTCGATCGTCCATTGCCGCAGGGCTTCAGAATCAACCTCGACCGTGACCGACTCCGGGCACGCAATGAAGAACCGAGGCGGGTCGGCGTCGGGAACCTCGAGCACATCCTCGACATGCCCCGAAGGGCAGCACGAACAGCCCACGCGCGAGGCGGACGTCGTGGCACAGAGCACCCCACGCTCCTGGAGCCACTGGGCTTGCCCATCCGGCCATGATGCCACCTCACGGGCGGAAAACAGAGGCTCGCTGCTGTCGAAACACGCCCACAGGCGGGAGAGGAGATCACCCATGGGTCACCTCCCACAGCCGCAGGCACCGCTCGCCGATCGCGCGCAGCTCGTCCGGCTTGCTCTTGAGGTCGCAGGAGTTGGGGCAGCTGACGCTAAACCTCAGCGGGCGGGGGCGCGCGTCCGCTGAGAAACGCAACTCGAACGACATCTGCTTCACCCGCAGGCGGTCGGGCGTCAATCGCTGCGTGTTCAAGTACTCGGCAATGGCCTGATCGATCCGGTGAATGCCTCGCTCCGGATTGAGCCCGAGCTCGATGTACTCGCCGGGGCGATCAATCGGCTCCAACCGCACGCGGGTGATCGTGACGGCGACGATGCGGTCCTTGGGATCGGTGGGGAGCTTCCGATCCGGCTTGAGTAGATGGTCGAGCGCGTACGCGGGGCGCTTCGGGTCCGCGGGTCCGATGTCCACTCCCAGCACGGCCTTGCAGAACCTCTGCTGGAGGGGCTCGTACACCTTCTTCCCGCCCTTGGCGTACACATCGAGCGTTCCATCGCTGGGGTTGAACACGAAGACGTTGTCGAACACGCGCCGCTCTTTGCTCCGCACGAGATGTCCGGTGTCGTCGAAGACCACCGGGTCATCGGGGTAGTCATCTAGATAGGCAAAGAAGTACTCGCTGCCGCCGATCCTCGTGTAGTGCTCGATCTCACAGATCTTGCCGCGCAGCTGGCGATCCCAGTAGAACTCCGCCAGCGCCGCCTTCAGCGCCGCCTTGTGGGAATCATCCACCGCGATCGCCTCCTTCGGCAGGCTGTTCCGCGTGATCCAGTAGCGGCCCGTGGAGAGGGCCTCCGCCCGTGCGAAGTAGGCAGCGACGACGAACGCCATCTTGACGTTGAGGTACGTCCACATCGCGCGGTCGGCCTGGCCGACAATCGCGTCGAACTCGGCGAGGCGATCGGGCGCAATGCGCTGGATCTCCTCAACCAGCACCTTCACGCCGCGCTCGTCCGCCAGTTCGTTGATGTCCTGGAGCACGAGCTGGACGAGCCGTCGCTTGTCGTCGGGCATCTTCTGCCACGCGGCGAAGATGGGCTCGACCTGCGTCTCGCCCAGGTCGTCCCAAGGGATGCCCTCGACCACGCCGGCGCGCTCGAAGCACACGCGGGTGAGCGAGTTGGAGATCTTGCGGAGGATGCGACGCGGATCAAAGTCTTTGGCCATTTCAGGGCCTCCAAATGTCCATGTCCCGTGAACAGTAAACGCACTGCGCACAAGAACACTGGGGGTTCAACCAAACAGGGATCGATCACGAGTGAGGAGCCCAAGCGCCTCCAAGCGGTAACTCATGGCCTCGGCAGACACATGGAAGTGCTCAGCGAATGGTTTCGCGAAGCGTTGCATCGCAGCGTCCTGCTGTGCCTTCACACTTCCGGAGGACGTTGGCGCGTCAAGGTCAAGCACACACACCACGTCATCGGCGCGCCGCCACTTGATCCACGCACGGCGAACGAGGTCACGCGGCATGAGCAGGTACGCCGCGAACATGTTCGCCTGTACCTCTTCACGTGCTTGGTCGGTCGAGCGGCACACGAACGCGGGCGCATCCGGTGCGGATGTCAGAGACATCTGTGTCTCGTCGCGGAGAAAGATCTTTCGGTGAAGCTGCCAGTGGCCGATCTCATGGGCGAGCGTGAACCGGTAGCGTCCGAGCATGCGTGGCTGCTCGACGGGATCAAGGCTCCGGTCGACTCGGATGATCTGGTCCTTGAACCAGATCGCACCCAGCACATCGCTGTGACCGAATCGCTTCTGCAGGTCATCTAGTTCATACCGCAGGTTGAGCTGCAGCTCGATCATCTCATCGACGGGAACCGGGGGTTCAGAGACCTCGCCGTGGTCCTTCTGCCACAGCGCAAAGAGCGTCTCGGCTTCGGCCTCGATGTTCTCATCGCGCAACCACGGCACACGTTCGGTCTTGGCAGGCGGTCGCCCCATCATTGCTCCTCTTTCTGCATCCTTTTGGCCTGCGCCGACAGCGCCTTCAACTGGTCTGCCGTCAAACCCTTTGCCGCCCGCAACAACTGAGGCATCTCTTCCGGCTCGCTCTGGATGATTCCGCGAAGATCCTCCGGCATCCGGCCGGCCAATGACATCAGCTCATCTGGGTTCTCTCCGAGGACCTCCGCCATCCGACGCACCCGCTCGGCGGTCGGAGGGCTCTCCACCTTTCCCTGCTCGACGAGCGAGAGATAGGTTGGGCTCACGTCGATGAGCTCCGCGAACTTCCGCAGGCTGTGACCCTTCGCGAGCCGCTTCTCGCGGATGAGCTCGCCAAAGGCTGGTTGTTTCTTGCTCATGTCTGTCGTCCGTTCACAAATCACTCCTCAGGCCGCGATCGGCCATTCCGCGTACAACGCCTCCGCCTGTGCCATCAGCACGGGCATCAGCCCATCAAAGTCCTCTGCCTTCACGCCCTGTTTCGTCAGAACACGCCGCACCGCGGCTCTCACCGCGGCCTTCACGTCCTCCCGATGCGGCTCGGTCCAATCCACCTTCAGGTTTCGCTTGATGCTCTGCACAACGTCGTGGATCAGGCCCTTCAGGAAGTCCACGCCGTAAACGTTCTCGTAGTTGATGGCGACGGCGTCATAGAAGGCAAGCTCATCCTCCGCCAAGCCCAACTGCCCGGCCCGCTGATCCGATGCCTCCATGTCCTTCTTGATCTCGATCATGGCGCGGATCACGGCCGCCGCGTCGATAAGCCGGTTGTGGTACTTCTGGAGCGTCGCTTCGAGTAGTTCACGGAACGTCTTCGCCTTGGCCAAGTTCTTCTTGGCCCGCATGTGGATCTCGTCGGCGAGCAGTTTCTCGAGCAACTTGAGCCGAAGGTCCGGCAGCGGCCGATCCTTAAACGTCTGAAGGAAGTTGTCGTCGAGGATCGAGATGTCGGCCCGCGTGATCCCCGCGGCCTTGAAGATGTCAACGACGCCCTCGCTCTCGACGGTGTCATCCACCAGGTCCCGCACCGCCTTCTCGATGTCTCTGGTAGGTCCACGCCCGCGGATCGTCTTGAGGAGTTGCTTACGCACCCGCTGACAGAAGATCACCTCGTCGGCGCTGGCGCGGCAGTCATCCAGGTGTTTGACGAGAAGGAATGCGCTCGTCAGCCGCAGCTCGGCGTCCAAGAAGTGGTCCCGCAGGTCGTCGTCGCTGGTCAGATGCCCATAAACCGCCGCGTAGCGGTCCTCCAGCGCGATCGGCGAGAGCCGCCGCCAGTCGCCGTAATTCACGCCTTCGGGGAGGAACGACCGCACCTCGGCCAGCGCCGCCACGAACAGCGGCCGGGCGTCTTCATCCAGCCCGCCCGCGGGCTTCCCGTGATCTTCTCCACCCGCTGAGTACTTCGCGGTCGCTGCCCGCAGCTCATCGCCAATGCCGATGTAGTCCACGATCAGCCCGTGCGGCTTGTCGCTGAACACACGGTTCACGCGCGAGATTGCCTGGATCATCGTGTGGCCCTTCATGGGCTTGTCCACGTACAGCGTGTGCAGGCAAGGGATGTCCGTGCCCGTCAACCACATATCGCAGACGATCACCATCGACAGCGGATCGTCGGCGTCGATCATCCGTTTCTTGATCGCCTCGCGCTGCTGCTTGGTCGTCAGGTGTCCGGCCTTGCTCCACGCCTCGGGATCCTTGCCCAGGTCGCCGGTCATCACCACTTTGATCTCGGGGCACCCCGGCAGCGCCTTGAGCGCATCGTACAGCCGCACGCAGTTCTCGCGGATCATGCAGACGACCATCGCCTTGCCCTTGAGCGTGGCCGTCCGGTCCTTGAAGTGTGCGAGCAGGTCGGCCGCGAGTAGTTCTATCCGCTCCTTTGCGCCCGCCGCCTTGGCCAGCGCGGCCCATTGGCCCTTCTTTCTCTCCAACTCGTCAATCGGCGCATCGTCGACAATCTCCGCCAGTGCCCCATCCACATCCGTCTTGTTCAGATGAAGCTTGATCTGCCGTGGCTCGTAGAAGATCGGCACCGTCGCCTTGTCATCCTGGCTCTGGCGGATGTCGTAGACGTGGACCAGGTCACCGAAGACCTCGACGGTGTCGGCCCCGCTGAAGGAGACGGGCGTGCCGGTGAACCCCAGCCGCCGCGCGTTGGGCAGCGCCGCCCCGAGCCAGCGTGCAAAGCCTTTGGTGAACCCGTATTGGCTCCGGTGCGCCTCATCGGCGATCACGATCACATTGTCTCGCGTCGAGAGCACCGGATGCTCGGCCTCGCCCTCGCGCAGCGCGAACTTCTCGATCGTGGTGAAGATCACCTCGCCGCCCTGCGTCTGGAGCAGGCCGCGCAGATCTTCGACGCTCTTGGCGTGCTTGACATCGCCCACCAGCGACCGCGCCGCGACGAACTGGTCGTGCAGTTGCTGGTCGAGGTCCGTCCGATCGACCTGAATCACGAAGGTCGGGTTGTTCAGCACGGCTTCCCGCCGCAGCATCCCCACCAGGAAGCACATCGACAAACTCTTCCCCGAACCGGTGGTGTGCCAAATGACACCCAGCCTTTTGTCCGCTGTTCCCGCCTTTACCGATTCCAGGATCTTCCTCGCCCCGATCCGCACCGCGAAGAACTGGTGGTACTTCCCGCCTTTCTTGATAATCTTGCCCCCAGCGGCTCCGATCGTCTCGAACACGATGAAGTCGCGGATGTACGCCAGCAGCCGGTCCTTGGGCAGCAGCCCCTCGACCAGCGTCTTCATGCTCCCGGTGGTGCCGCGCTCGACGCTCGTGCCATCAATGCTCTTCCACGGCGCGTACCACTCTTCGTTCGCGGTCCACATGCCGTGCAGCGTGGTCACGCCGTCAGAGGCGATGCACAGCGCGTTGTGGTCAAAGAGTTGCGGGATCTCGTGGCGGTAGTGGCCGATCTGGTTGATCGCATCCGCCACTGTGGGCTGGTCGTCGTACGGGTTCTTGAGCTCGAACAGGACCAGCGGCAGCCCGTTCACGTACACGATGACATCCGGCCGGCGATCATTCCCCCCCACGCCCGTCCCGGCTCCGCCGGATTCTCGAACCCCGCGCACGGGCAACTGGTTCACGACCACGAACTCGTTCTCTTCCGGCCTCTCCCAGTCGATGGCGTAGATGTGCGCGATCCGCTTCGATGGCGGCGTGCCCGGCGCGGTGCCGTGGGGGACCGGTTCGTCAACAGGAATCTCCACGCCACCACGCAACATCGCGTGCAGCGCGGCGTTGCGGCGGAGCGTGTCCACCCCCTCGGGCCGGGCGAACTTGGCAATGGCCAACTGGATGGCCGCCTCCGGCAGCCCGTCTTGTCGGGTGACTGTCCGCCCGTACCGTCGCGTCAAGAACGCGCGCAGATGGTCCTTGAGCACCACCTCGGCCTCATCGCCGCCCCGCATCGCCAGCAGTTCCGACCCGTGGACATGGGCGTAGCCCAGGGCCTTGAGCCGCTCGATGGTGGTGTACTCGAACTCAGACTCGGAGCCGTGCCAGCCCATGCGTCAGGCCCTCCCTTTCGCGCCCGCGTGAACCGTCCCCGCGCCCGGGCGAGCGGCCCGGCTGGGTGGTGTGGATGTCCCGGTGGATCGGAGCCGCACCTCGCCCGACAGGAGGACGGGCAGGATCGCATCACGGGTCGCGGCGAGTGAGCGGGCCTCCCTCTCGTTCGTGGCGATTTGCTCGTCCCACGGTCGAGCGATCCGCTCGAACGCCGCGACGATCTCGGGCGGCGGAACCAGAACCTGCATCTTGTCGAAGTCCGCCTTGCCGATGCACCCGAAGAGCGTGCCGTCGCCGTTGAACACATCGAACGCGTCCCGCAAGGCTCCCATCATGGCGTAGGTGTAGGAGGTCGCGCCGCTCTTGTGCCGGACTGCGGCCACGCCGCGCCCGGCTGCGCACCGCTCGTCTGCCATGTTGATGTCGCCGACCGGGGCGCGCACGCTTACCAACGTGTCGCCCGCCTCAGCGAACCGCGTCGGCGCGGTGCAATGCACGCGGCGCGTCGGGAATCGGAACCCGAAGTCGGTGCGGCCCTGATAGAACGGCACGCCCAGCCCGTCCTCGTTGTACGTCGATCCGGGCGGCGACTGCCCCATCGTGAGGTTGAACTCTTCGCCCACCGTCCCCACCCTCCACCCCTCGGGGATGGGGCCGAGGGGGGAATCGGTGAGGCGTGTGGGCCAGGGGGCGTGGGGGGGGGGGGGGGCCGCGGGGGCCGAGCGGGGGGCGGGGGAGGCGGGGCCGCCGCGGCGGGCAGGGGGTACAGGTGGTGGTGAAGGTGGACGCGAAGGTGGGCCTGGGGCGGGCCGCAGCACGGGGTCAAAGTCCACGAACCACGACCGGAACATCCCGCGCGCCAGGTCCTCCAGCGTCCGGTTCATCCGCCGATTCAACTCGATCTTGTCATCCAGCCCCCCCAGCACCCGCGCGATGGCGCGTTGCTCGGCGGGGGGCGGCAGCGTGATATGCAGGCGTCGTTGGTCGGTGAGGCTGAGGTACGGGGCCATGTCCGTCGAGAGTTTCATCCCGTCCAACTGCTCGGTGAACTCGGCCCCGTTCGACCACGCGCGCAAGAAGCCCGGCACGATCTCGCCGTGGTCCTTCGAGCGCCAATAGGAGAGATGCGGCGAGTACACGAAGGGCGGGAGGTCCGGCGTGATGAACGCCGTGCGCCCCGTGCTGTTTCCCTTCGTCGTAATCACGACATCGCCGGGCTTGCTCATCTTGGACGCGACCACATCCGCGAGGTGCGCGTGGAACCTCTCGACCCCATCGAACGAGATGTGCGTGTCGGAGACGTGCCCGGCCCGCAGGAACAGCGGCCCCGTGCCGCCGAGTTCGTTGTTCTTCGCGCGGTATCCGTCGCCGATCTCGATGAGACCCGCGTCGATCAACGCCTGAAACGTCGTCTCCTTCATCGCGGAGCGAGATTCACCCACGCCGCACCCCCGATCCGCCCGCGTGCAGGTCCGCTAATGCCAGAGGGGCGTGCCGCCCCTCCGGCACCTCCCCGGCTAAGAAGAGACGATCACCCGCGCGGCACGGCGCGCTGATGCCAGAGGGGCGGGCCGCTGGGGGGGCCTCCGGCACCTCCCCGGCTCGGAACAGAAGATCACCCGCGCGGGCGCTCCTCCCGTCTTCGACCCCGGAGGGGTCAAGGGCTGTAGCCACGGGTGGAGCGACGGTGCTTTGACCGTCGCGCAACCCGTGGAAAGCGTCGTGTGTGTGGGGGCCGCCCCGGCAGGGGCGGAGGAAGCATCCGTTCACATGATCGCGCCCGTCCCGCGCGGGCGAAGATCCCTCTGCCCCGCCGGGGCAGGCGCGATGCACGCCGTCCCTTCCCACGGGTTCCGCATCGCTGCGCGATGCTCCACCCGTGGCTACACCCCGTCGTCCCTTCGGGACGAAGACCGCGCGGGCCAGTGCGCGGACGCCGGGCCTCCGGCGCGCCGCCATTCCGCCCCGGCGCGCCGCGCCGGGACCCTCCGGCTCATTCGGACGACCGTCCGACTCATCCGGACGACGCGACAACTGACTCGGACGACGCGACGACTCACCCGGAAGACCCGCCAAGCGGCCTGTCAGGCCCGCCGACTGACTCGGCGGCTCCGCCGGGTGGTCCGGACGACGCGACAACTCATCCGTCGCGTCCGCCAAGTGACCCGTCGCGTGGCGGGCACGGTGCCCGCGAGGCAGAATCTGCGCGGCGGGGGCCAGCCGCAGGTATCCGGAGTTACCGGATAACTGCCCGGGACCCTGCGCGAACCATCCGGAAATACCGGATAGTTCGATTCCGGCCCGCGCGAACTGTTCGGAAATACCGAAGAGTTCACCGGAGGCCCAACTGTCAAGCATTGGTTGACGGTTCATTTGGCCGTGGCTCCCATCGCGCTTGCCACCTCGGCCAGCGAGGTCCGGATCTGCTTCTCCAGCGCGGCCGACTGCGTGAACTGCTCATCCAGCGTCGCGCAGAGGTGCGGGAAGCGGTCCTCGAACGGCTCATCCGGATCATCGCTCTCGGCCGCGCCGACGTAGCGCCCCGGTGTAAGCGCGTAGTTGTGCTCACGGATCTCGTCGAGCGTCGCGGCCTTGCAGAAGCCCGCGACCTCGGCGGGAGTGCCCTTTCGCTTGAACTCGCGGTAGACGGCGGCGATCTTCTCGACCTCCTCCGCCGACAGTTGCTTCTGCTTGCGCGAGCCGGGGATGAGCACGCCGAGTTTGCGGCCGTCGATGAAGAGGATCTCGTTCTTCCGCGCGCGGAAGCCCAGGCCCCCGCCCCGGTTCTTCGACAGGAACCAGAGGCAGCACGGGATCTGCGTGTTGGCGAAGAGTTGGCCCGTGAGCTGCACGATGCAGTCCACGAACCCGAGGTCAACCAGCGCCTTGCGGACTTCGAGCCGGTGCAGCTCGCTGTTGGAGAGTTCGCCCGTGGCCATGACGAATCCAGCGGAGCCGCCCGCGTACTTCTTTCCATCCGGTTCACGGAGGTGATGCAGGAAGTGCATCATCCACATGGTGTTGGCGTTGCGCGGCGAGAGAGGCATGGGCTGGCCCTGGCCGTTCGCGCCCGCACGCTTGGCGAAGTCCAGCCGTGGGTCCTTGCTCGTGATGCGGTGAGCGCCCCAGCCGTCCTCGCCCTTCGCGCCGTCGTTGAAGGGGGGATTGGCGATGACGTAGTCGGCCTTCGTGTCGGCGTGCAGATCATTGAAGTACGAACTGCCGAGTTGGATGTTGCCGTCGATGCCGTGGATGAAGAGGTTCATCCGGCACAGCCGGTACGTGAAGTCCTTGCTCTCCTGGCCGATGAACGACAGGCGACCCGAGTGCTTCGTGAACACGTCCGACTGCACGAACATGCCGCCAGCGCCACAGCAGGGGTCGTACACGACGCCGTCGGTGGGCTCCAGCATGGCGACGAGCGTGCGGACGATGGAGACGGGCGTGAAGTACTCGCCGCCGCGCTTGCCCTCGCTGTTGGCGAACTCGCCGATGAAGTACTCGTAGACGCGACCGACCAGATCCTCGCCGCCGTGGTCCTGCTTGAAGATGTCCTTCGAGAACAGATTGATGAGCCCGGTGACCCCTTCGCGGTCAAGGTTCGAGCCGGCGTAGATGCGGGGCAGCAGGCCGCGGAGCTTGTCGGGGTAGGTCTTCTCCAGGAGTTCGAGTGCGTCGTCGAGGATGCTCTTGATCGTGTCCGCCTGGGCGTGCTGGAGGATGTACGACCAGCGCGACTTCTCGGGGACGATGAAAGCACCCGCAGCGCGGTACTCGTCCGCGTCGGCCAGGATGCGGGCGCGGGCCTTCGCGTCCTTGGTGAAGTAATCGCTCTTCGGGTCCGCGAGCAACCCCTCGAGTTCCTCGCGGCGGCGCTCATAGCGGAGCGAGAGGAACCGGAGAAAGATGATGGGCAAGACGTACCGCTTATAGTCGGCGGGCTCAATCGAGCCGCGCAGGTTGACGGCGGCCTGCCACAGCTCCTTCATGAGCTGTGCCGTCCCGTTCTGCGGGGCTTCGTCCTTCGGCTTCTTCGCGGTCCGCTTGGCCATTTTGTACTCCGTCCATGTTCAGTGAACGTGGACAGGGTATCATAACCAGCGGGTCAAGGCCAGCGGATCAGGGTAGATCCGACAGCCCGCGTCAAAATGGAGTAGACGCTATGTCGAAGTCCAAGGGATTCAAGATCGGTCGGGACAACGAGACGGGCCGCCTGAAGTCTGTCGATCAGGCCAAGGCCAACCCCCGAGGGTCGTCAGTCGAGGTCATGCCCAAGAAGGGGAACGGCGACACGGGGCGCTACGACAACAAGAAGAAGTAGTTGTCAGCGGCGCGGCAGCGATCCCCACCGCCGCCGTTGCTCCATCCAGTCCATCACGCAGGCCACGTCGCGCAGCATGTGCTCGTGGATGGGATCGCGCCCACTCATCACCACCGGCAGGAACAGGATCTCCTCCTGAATATCCGGCGCGAGGTGGCAGAGATTCATCAGCTGCGTGATCCGAGGCTGGGTGACGTGCGTCAGCCGGGCAATCTCGGAGATGTTGGCGACCTTGCCGGCGCGGATCATCTCGTCGAAGTGGATGGCCAGCGCCATCAGGCGGGAGATCCGCGGCACGCGGCCGGGGTCCACGGCCACGCGCGCGGCGGGCTTCGTGTCGATCGTCTTGCGCCCGTGTGCGGCGCGGTTGAAGAAGACCTTCGTCTTGACGGTGATCATGCCTGGGCCTCCGGTCCTTCCACGGCCCCGCCCGCGAGCGCCTTCACGCCCGACGGGTAGAACGACACCTCGATGCTGCTGTCGAGGGCGTCGAAGACGACCTTGTTGATCAGCAACTGGAGCATCCGGACCTGTTCTCGGGGCGCGAGCGCGGTCCATACGTTGTCGAAGTCGGCAAACGCCGCGTGGAGGTCTTCGGCTGAGAGCACTTCCGCTCGGTGGCGTTCTACGGCGGCCCCAATCTCGCTGGCCCGCCGCTCCGCCTCGCGGATCTGGTCGTTGAGGTCGGTGATGCGGCCCGCGGACGCGGAGGACGCTGGCTCGGTGGTTGCCAGGCGGCGGATCTCGGCGTGATTGCGCCCCAGACCACGGTTGACGATGCGCAGCTCGGCGTCCAACTGCTCGATGGCCGCGTCTGCTTGAGCCCGCGATGCCGAGAGCGTCTCCTCCAGAACGCTCTGGTCCTGGCCGACGCACCGGATCTGTTCGACGACCGCCTTCTCGATCTCAAGGGCGGGCAGCGAACCACTCTGGCAACGAGCGCGGCCCTTCTTGATGGCGTTGCAGCAGACGTAGTACCGATACGCCTTGTTCCCACGCCGGGTAAAGGTGTGGACCATCGCGCTGCCGCACCCCTTGCAGTACAGCAGTTTGCGCAGGAGCGCCCCGAACTGGTTCCGCAGTTCGTTGCCGCGGGTCCGTGAGTTCTTCTGCATCAGCACGTGAGCACGCCGGAACGTCTCCTCCTCAACTATGGCCTCGTGCTGCCCCTGGTACGTCTCGCCCTTGTGGACTACCTTGCCCATGTAGATCGGATTCGTCAGCGTGCAGTACACCGAGTGCCGGTCCCATTCCACGCCTCCGCGAACCACCCCCGCCTTCGTTCGCCACGATTTGGTCTTCCAGCCGCGTTTGCAGAGATCTTCACCGACCGACAGCAACGACCCGAGTTCGAGGTACCGCTCAAAGATGTGGCGAACCCGCGACGCCTCAGCCGGGTTGACGACGAGGCGTGGGCTTCCGTTCGAGCGGTCGACGTCGTACCCGAACGGCGGCGGACCGCCGCCCCATTTGCCCCGCTTCTTCGCCGCCGCGATCTTGTCCCGGATGCGCTCGCCGATGATCTCACGCTCGAACTGGGCGAACGACAGGAGGATGTTGAGCGTGAGCCGGCCCATCGAATGGGTCGTGTTGAAGTGCTGGGTAACCGAGACGAACGAAACCTTGTGGCGATCAAAGACCTCCATGAGGCGTGCGAAGTCCATCAGCGACCGGGACAGACGGTCCACCTTGTAGACCACCACGCAGTCGATTTTGCCCGCCTCGATGTCGGCCATCAGGCTCTTGAGGCCGGGCCGATCGACGTTGCCGCCGGAGAATCCGCCGTCGTCGTATCGATCAGGAAGCGCTGACCATCCCTCGTTCCGCTGGCTGGCGACGTACGCCTCCGCCGCCTCACGCTGGGCGTCGAGGGAGTTGAACTCCTGCTTGAGCCCCTCCTCGCTCGACTTTCGGGTGTAGATCGCGCAGCGACATTGCGGAGGCGGAGTGGCGGCGTGCTTTCCGTTCTGGGTGCCTCTGCTCATCGACGGCCCTCCAGGTTGAAGAACCGGAATCCGTTGACGTGCGATCCGGTGACCGCTTTGGCGATCGCCGACAGGGAGCGGTAGCGCTCACCCTCGAACTCGAACCCGTCCGCCAGCACCACGACCCGCACCATCCGGCCCCGGTAGTCCCGGACGATCGCCGCTCCCGCGGGTGGTAGCCGTGGGTCCGCCGTGGCGGCGAGGGCGACCTTCTTGGCGTCCTTGGGGGCCTCCCCGAGCGTCGCCCACTTGGGCGGCGTACGCCGCACGTCGGTCGGGTTGGCGAGTTGGGCCGCTCGGACACGGGCGCGTTCGGACAAGCCGCCTTCGGCGTTGGCTTGGATGCGCCACGCGATGCGGCGGACGAGGTAAATGCGGTGGCGGCTCTGAATCCGCTCGCCGAAGAGCTCGACGTAGCGATCGTGCAGTTCGCCGATCGTCATCTCTTCCAGCGCCGCGAGGTCCTTCGAAACTGTTGTCGTCATGGGCAAGTCTCCAGATGCCCGCACCGCTAACGCGCGGTACGGTCAGACACACTGAGGCCGGCTTCCTCGCCCAGTTCAAGTTCGATGTCCGCTTCTTCTTGATGCTGCGGTGTCGGGGCGTGTGTGGCAGCTGCCGCCGATCCCACGCCGAGGCCCGTCGCCTTGGCACGCCGGTGCCAGCGCATCGCGCCCGTCGCCAGTAAGTCGATCACCTCGCGGCGGCGCTGGTCGGCGGAAAGATTGGCGTCATCGTTATTGGCAACCAT